CATAGGGTCATAATCTAAATCATATGAATAACTTAAATTGTGATGTAATTCCTCAACTGGGGCTTTATCTACTCTTTTTTTATAATTTTTAGTATTTTGTATAATCAAATATCGTTTAGCAATTGTCCCAAAGTATGAAAATGCTTTTGCCCCACGTGTAGGATCAAATAAATGAATTTTATCTAATAAAAACGTAATTACCTCATGTTGTAAATGTTCAATATCATCTACTTCGGTATAATAAAATTTAAAAGTATGGATTATATTTTCGGTAAGTTTAAAAAAAGCATAATGAATATCCTTACGATAGATTTCACTACGCTCTTCGGGATCAGAAGAGCTATTGTATCTAACAATAGCGTCCTCTGTTGCTTGAGTAAAATATTGATTTTTACTTTTTTTCTTTCTTTTTCTTTTTACTGGTTCGCTCATAATTTTTCTATCCTAAAATTGGATAGAACTCTCTGAAGTTCTTTGATTTGTTCATACATGAACCCTATCTCATCATCACTTTTAAAAATTCCTCGTTCATCAATTTTTTTGAGTCTTTCATCTGAGAGTTCTATTATTCTACTAAATTGATCAAGATAGGTTATATAACTAGCAAGAATGTCTTCTTGTTTTTCGTTCTTCTTAAGAAGGTTAAAGGTTGTGAATCCTAAGACCACAACCAAAACCCCTAATACACTTATAATAATTGTTTCTATCATAATTTGTCAAATAAATCTTTTAAACCCTTACTTTCAAGTTGTGAAAGTGCTTTGTCTTTTGTAGATTTTTTCGCTTCTTTCGTTAATGTAAAATTTTCCTTCTGAGTAGGCACGGGGTTTTTAAACTTAGGTAACCACTCACGTTCAAATTCAATACGAGCAGCCATTAAATCCGCCTGGTGGAGGATAAATGGAAGTGAAGTACGTGGTTTTTGTTCGGGCATAAAGGTATGGAGGTACTTTTTATTAGCCTCATCATACAAACCATCATGAGTTTGAATAGCTAACATCTCATTAAATGAGTATTGAACACCATGTGATTGAAGCATAAATAAACCTCGATCGGGGACTGAAGCAAATGGGACTTGCTTATTAAACATATAATCTTCTCCCAATTTTTCCTTTCTCCACTTATCAGTTTGGGGGATGTAAGACTCATGTTCTTCATCTCCCATTTTACCCAAATCATGGTTGATAGCAGAAAAAACTAATTCTTCTTTAGTAAAAGTAGTCATATCTGCTCCCTCTTCTTCCCACAAATTATATTGTTTAAGAGCACAACGAACAACTCGATTTACGTGTTCAACATAACCACCTGGGAAAGCATTGTGGTATTCTTTTTTATGAGCAGCAGGCATCATCATGATGCGGTCCTCATATTTTTTATAAAACTCAAGAAGTTTTTCCTTACGGGGAGAAGAAATATAATTCTCAATATTTGAGCAGAATTCTTCCCAATTGGATTGAATTTGTTCGGCTGTAAGCATTAATATCTGTTTTGTTCGTTTGGAGTACGAGGTTCTCTTTCAACAGCTGCCTTCAAGTCCTCAACTAAGTCTTCACATTCATTCTTAACCTTAATAATTTCACTTCCATTTCCTCTAGTAGCATGAAATTCGATATGCTTTAACTTTGCCTCGAGATTTTCGAGTTTTCTGGTGATGTGGTCTCTAAAATACATTTTTACATAAATTTAATTTGAAGTTACGAAACAGAATCTAGAAAATCAAGGAATTTTTTAAGAAAAGCACACTTTTCATATTCTTCTTGATTTTCAAAATAAACTATAGCAGATACAAATGCATGCTCTAGCTCAATTGATTTTTCTTTTAATAAAGTTTTTTGAGAATATTTATCTTTTAAATCATAATTTTTAATATATTCCCAAGCTCTATTATATAACAAATTTTCACCTGCAGCCTCAATGTCTTCAACATTTAATTTAGGATCAGCCATTTGGAACATTTGAATTAATCCTTTTTGATAATTAAGGTGACTATTTATTAATTTTTTAAACATACCTAAAAAATATTTGGGATGGTTTTCTTCTATATCTTTTAAAAATTTAGGTATAGGAAACCCATTTTCATCCTTTTCAGAATTAAAAGCACCAAATATTTTATTTATGTCCATTATGGCTATAAATATAATTAACTTCTAAGTTTTCTATAGTTGTTGTATATGTCCAGTATTTCATTTGCAATGGTAGTCTGCGGCTCTTGTCGCAATTTGCTTATGTGGTTTTATATTAACTTTATACCCACAACCCTTAGCCCATCCTTTAGCAGCTGCAACTAATTTATTGCTAGCATAATACTCATCATCATTGTAGTCCATGTCTATAGATAATTGGAGTCGAGGGAAATTTTGAGAAATTTTTTCTGCCATATCTAAAGACATTTCCGTTTCCTTCCATAAGCGAGTAAAATTATCCTTAACAGGAGGAACTTGAATTCGTTTATAAATATAATGTACACCCTTCATAGGATAGCGATAAGCAATAGCAGTAACATAACAAACACCTTCTCCATTGCGTTGGGAATCTGTTCCAATATGAATTTCCGCAAATGGGTTATCCTGTATAATCTTAGCAGTGTAAGAAATAGGATTTACAACTTGGTTGTTAACTGTTCTAAAGTGCATTTATCAAGTAACATCCCATTCAATGGCAGCCATCAAATAAGCTGAACCTGTATCCATGTTAGGATTTTCTTTTAGAATTGCAATAGCAGTAGATCTTACTTCAGTGCGTAAACTAAACATATCGGCTTGTTCCAAAATCATTTCAACAACGTCTTCGGTAGTGGCTTTTTTAGGATTCATTTTAATCAAGTTTTGAAATTGGGGGGAGCTCTCACTCCCCCCTCAAACAACATGGCAGTTCTTTATGCAGCAAACTCTTGAGCTACTGCAAAAAGTTTTTTATTTACATCTAAGTCTTGCTTAAAGTTCTTAATCTCACGAGCTTTACGCATTTTTGCACCGGAAACATAATCAAAATCTCCTGTAACTACACGCTCTTGTACGAGATTAAATACACTCCACAAATCATCACCCTTATCTTCATCACGAACTGGGGTAAGGAACTGATCCAGGTCAATTTTATAAACTTGATCAACTTTTTGATTCTCTTGAATCTTAAATCGTGTTTCAAGGGCTTTACGAGCCAAATCATATTTTTGATTCTTAGTCAACTCGGTATTCTTAAATCGATTCATGCTATCAACTGTCAATGGTAATTTATCTACCATCTCATTGATTGTTTCACGCAATGTTTCAAAATCATAACCCATATGACGGATTTTCATTGAACCAAATTCCTCATCGGCAATTACCAACCCATTTGAACAAACAAATCGGTACATACCTGCTTGGAATGTGAACGAATTTTTCCCGTCATGGGAATTAGTCATGATAATTTGGGGCCAAACATTATCACCATCTTTTCCTTCAACCATCAAATCTGGGTGACGGAAAACAAGCATGTGCTTTTGATAGCCTTTGGTTTGCTTTTTACGAGCAGCAACCTGCTTGGCTTCAATTACTCCCCAACCCAATTTACGCATGTCATCAATGACTTGGTTGGTTGGAATGTGGGTGTAGTGCTTAGAAACTTCACTACTTGCGCCTTCACTGAAGGCAACTGGGCAGACCTCACGAATCTGCTCGTCGTTCAAGAATTCAACTTCTTTTTGCTGGGCTTGGAACATCAAATCTTCCATAACTAATTAATTTAAATGATCGGTCTTGACTCGCTCGCAACCTTACCCTGTAAATATACGAACGGCTTCCTGCGCAGCCAAATTTTCGTATGACTTTAATATGATGTCCTTTTAGGTATATCTAAAATAATCATAAAACCATGTATATTGTTCTTTTACCCAATTTGCTCCATGGTTTCCTAAAATTTCTTTAGCTTCACTTTTAGAAGGAATGATTTTTCCTGTTTTTATTTGATGATCCCCAAAAATCCCATGCATTACATCATTTTCATAGGTTAATTGTTGGATATTATCAAAATCATGTTCAAAATGGGGTAATTCAAAATACTTATATAATTTACGCATTTCTTTTTCGGGTTGACGTGTAAATGTTTCATATTTTATAAAATGTATGTATTTATCTGTGCCATTTTTAATTATCTCATAAATTCTTTCAAATGAAAGACCTACAAGTAACCCTTGAGACCAAGAATCAATCCTTTTTTCTACTGTAGTATTTTTCATCTCAGTAAAATTTACTAAACCTGGGTCTTTATGTGGGTTTCTTCTGTATGCTTTTTCTAAAGATGCATAAATATCTCTAGGATCTCTTACCATACAAACTATTTTAGGATTAGGATAAAAAGAATTTAAAAATCTATACTGATACCCCCATCCTCTACTTTTATCTAATACACAAGGTTTATCGGTAAGTGCATTAAAATACCCTTGTAATCCTTGAGCACAAAATCCTTTAAAAGCCTTTTCCATTTCTTTTGAGTCCTGAGCTAAAAACTCAGAGTTCTGAGAATATAAAGTTCTTGCCGAATTTACAAACTCTATAACCCCTGAAGTAGGAGTGCAATAGAAATCGGGGTTTTGCGCAATTATGTTTTGGAGCAAAGTCGACCCCGCTCTAGGGAGAGATGATTGAAAATATAGCTGTTTCATCTTTTAGTTTTCTTCAACAGAAGAAATTATTTGGTTTAAATCAAAAATATCATTTTCTATAAAAGGACATTCATGTAATTGTCCTGAAAATTCAAAATCAAATAAATAACTATCTGGAAGTTTTATTCCTTTGGGAAGTATAGCTTTAATATTATTATGGATTTCATATCCAAAAATTTTAGATGAAGTACCAATCCACAAAACTGAAGAAGGGAGATCTAAAGCGGCAGCGGCATGTTGAAGACATGAATCTATTAAAATTCTTTTTTCTGAGTGGATTAATAAAGAAAATAATTCCATATTTGTTAACTCTTCAGTTATAACTTCACATCCCTGTAAAGCTTGAGAAGGATTTCTGCAAATTTGGATTATGTGATATTTTTCTGAGTAAGTTGTTACTAATTGTTGGCTTATATTATAAGGTATATCACGTGTCCATGAATAAGGGTAAGGTTGTTGGTTTAAAGGACCCCCATTAGTTTGAATAACCATAATAGGTTTTTCCCTTAACCATTTATTAAATCCATATTGTTTTTGTCTTAAGTTAAAAGAAATTTGGGGTTTTTCATTATTATATTCTAAATTATATAATTTACACCAATTTTCAATTAATGGTAAAGTTTTGTTAATATGTTCTGTAGTAAAATAAGGTTCATGTTTGAAAATAAGACTATTTTTATTTTCAATATAATCTTGATAAAAATAAGGAGTATTCCCTATTTTATAAACTCTATCAACAAAATTTAAACCCAAAAAAACCTCAGGATAAGCACATACTACTATAAGAGATTTTTTAGGATAGGCATTTTTAATACATTTAGCTACAGCTGTAGCAGCCACATGTTTTCCCAGCCCTCCTTCAATATGGAAGATTGTATAATTTTTTTTCATAGAACCAATAATACAAAACTTATTTTATAATTCCAAGTTATTTATAAAGAATTTAATTCATTAATTAAATTATCTATTAATGAAGTATCTAAAGCATTTTCAGGAATTATAGTTTTATCTCCTTTTATAACATAAACTACTTTATAAGGATTTTTAAATATTCTAATTCTTGAATGTTCTTTATCCTTATCTTCGGGTTTTAAAAGGGTTTTAAGATGGTTTATTAAAATTAAACCATTAGTCAAATCTTCAATTTTGCTAGATTTTGGTTTTTCTTCTAATAAATTTACTATATTTGTTTCTATTAAAATAATCATTTTTCTAAATTTTTATTATAAACATCCTGATACTTTAAGAGCCCCTCCAGCAATATACAACATACCTGGTATTCCTGGATCTACAGTTGGGATTGAGCCTGTCTCTAATAATAAATTATCAGCATGGAGTGCACAGTGGGCTCTAGCTTTTATCCCAACCCCTCCAGCAATGACAGCATAGCAAAAAGATTCTACTCTGTTTGCACACCCTCCAATAATAGTTGAGCTTATACTACTGCTTATAAAATTATTACATCCCGCTACTGTAGCCGATCCAAAAGATGAATCTATTATACATGAAGTATATCCTCCTAATATAGCATTATTTTTTGAATTATTTTTTATTTGATGACCACATCCCCCTACTATAGAATTAAGGTTCGAAGCCCCTAAATTATTAGTACTTATTATTCCACCGTTTCCTCCCAAGATAATATTCCCCTTTAATCCTTTATAACTTACATTCCCACTTTCATTCCGTATATAACTATAAGCAGCTCCTATTATGGAATTTTCTTCCATTGCATTAAAAGTGGTACTTAACCCAATAATTGTAGATCGTGAAGATCCTATTATTCTATTACATCGTAAATTGACATATGCACTTGCGCCAGTTTGAATGCTAGAACGATATGAACCTATTATAGCATTATCTCTTGTATAAGCATTTCCCCCTGAGGTATTAAATTGTGCAATAGTATTTCTTTGCCCCCCTACAATAGTATTATGAGCAGGCTGGTAACCACAATCCAAATGTGTTACAGAAGACATAGCTGCTCCAACTATACTATTTCCTCCTCCTGAACTATAATTTGTTCTTGTTCCGTTATTACAAATTTGTGAATTAGCCCCCCCTGCAATAAGGTTGGTACTATTTTCACAATAATATGAGGTTGAATTGAAGATATAATTTACGAAATTTCCCTCAATTTTATTATTTACCCCTCCCAAAATCGAGCTATAAGCACTATTTATACAAGTACCGTCGTAAGTATTTGGAGAAGATAAATTAGGTACAATAGAAACAACTCCACAAGCATTAATTTTATTTTGAACCCCCAATACATGCTGTGTGCAAGTACTATTAGATTGAGTAGCACAAATGCTATTAGAAGGACCTCTTAATTTTCCTTGAAGATCATCCACAGAAATCTTATTAGTAGCTCCCCCACTTACTAGGGGAATTACATTATTACCTATAACACTTCCTGATGCTATAGGGTTTAATTCAGATATTTTTATAGTTGCCATTTTTTAATGTTGCTTTTTATTCGGTTACTAAGAAATCACCATTTTCTGCTAAAATGGCATCTCCACTTTCAGTTAAAATTTCCACTTCAGGAGTTTCAGGGGTCCCACCTCCACCAGGTGCAGGGCCTCCTGCAGCACCTGCAGCAGCTGTACTTACTGTATTTAAAGTATTTAATGTGCTAATGTAATTTTCAAACAAAAGTTGCTCATGCATGTACTTTCGTTTAACTTCCATTATAGATAAATCTCTATTATCTGGTCGTTTTACGTACCATTGCCAAGGTCCTGGATCATTTACTCCTGGTGTCATATTAATACATATAGGGGTTTTTGAAGAAATTAAGGGGTAATTGCTAAATCCACCCCTAATAAAGAACCTGAAGCTGTTAAATCTGCTACACTATAAACAATAGTATTAGGTGCAGAAAATTTTACTTGTTCTTTAGCAATTAAAGCCGTAGGAGTAAAATCAAAACTTGCAGTAGCATTAGGATTAATTATAAAAGCAGCATTCGTAGAGCCACTAACTACCGTGCAATTAGATAACGACGATAAAGAAGCAGAATGAAATACATCCTTATACACAAAACGAGTACCATTCCAGTACTCGTTTCCTTCTATAGCAAAATAAGCAGTAGAATTATTATTATTTTCTAAAGTAAAAGTATAAGCAGTAGAACCAGCGAAATCAGCAGATGAGGTTTGAAAGCTTCTTAATTGTAATCTTGTATAGGATGTTGCCATATTAATAAATATCCCAAAAGCCAGTTTAAGTACCCACCACCTTTCTATAGATCCGTATATACTTTATTAATTATTAGTATTTCTCGTAGTACTACCAGGACGTTTTCCGTTTCTTGTAGGTCTTTGTTCGGTATGAGAAGGGTGGTTTGTTGTGGGAATATAAACAGGATAGTAATAAACAGTTTGAGTATTAGGATAATAATCTCTATATGTGTTATATGTAGGTAAATACGCATTTCTTTGCGTTTTTACGCAATTATAATCGTTCATATACAATTCGTCGCATTGAGAGTACGCCTCACATGATTTAGGACCTACACAACCAGTACAACAAAGTAAAACGATGCTACTTAAGCTTAAAATAAATTTCTTCATCAACATCACTTACAAACATTTTAGCATTTGGGAATGCTTTTTTAATAAAAATAGAGTACAATTTATGTCTTCCCGTATCTTCTACTGCCTCACTACCTTCTTTAGTAGGAGAATAATTTAAAAGATCGGGTGGATTAGAGCCAAATTCTTTTTGTAAAATTTCCTTAATAGTAGCCATTAAGCGGAACATATAAACCTTATCATTAACAAGGTTAAAAGTATCCCCAGATTTGGCATCAGCAATAGAGAAAATAATTTCATACCCATCTATAATAGTACCTTTAGGCTTATCTAAAAAATTAAAATATTCTTCACGATCTATTTCCATATCGTCAGAAACACGCTCTCTAAAAGAAATACCTTGTAAACGAATAGGAATACTTCTTTCAAGATCATCTTGTTCAGTATAAGCATCAATAAGGTATGAGAATGTATTACCTTTTCTAAAATTTTCTTTGTATTCAAACGGCTCCGAAGTTCCCTCACCTACCTCACTCAATTGTATCTCCGTATATACTTCATTCTCATTAAGATATTTAGTATAATCATCAGGTAGTTTAGTAAACATACCACTTTTGTGAATTACTGCTCCCGGAAAAGCCTTTTTGATGAATAAGGTATAAAGTTGTTGGCGTTGTTCAGGATTCTTTTTATTGTATTCGTTTTTTCCAACGGTTACTAAAGTTGTTGTTTTACCCTTTTCTAGAGTGTCTTTAAGTGATTGTTTTACAATAGTACCTACAGTGTTCATAATGGTGTAGGCAGATTTATAAGTATCACCTAAAACAGGTATTTCACCCATTCCTATAGGGTTGAAATCAATTCGTACTTTTCCATCTCCTTCATAGCGTAAAATTACTCCCATTCTTGTACCGCTTGGAAGCTTAAAAGTATATTCTTGAAATCCATCTACGTAGCTATTCCCAGATTCTCTATCAGTTATAGAGCGAGTATTATCATATTTTAACTCAAATGGTAATGCCTTGGAAGGCTCTAAGTTGCCGATCTCACCTAGTTGTATCTCCGTATATACTTGATATAATGATTTCATTTTAGTATCTTCGTTTAACCCAACGTATTTGCTAGGTGGTTGGAGTTTTGCGGTGCGTTTCCAATCATCAAAATAAGCAACAGGGTTAGGATTGTCGGTTTTATCGGTAAATTTAGAGATTCTAGCGTCGTCTTGAAATTGGCCCTTGATACGTCTATCAGTAACCATTATAACGTCAGGTTTGACCTTATCACCGACATATAGCGTTTCGTATTCTTTATATTTGCTTAACAGGTTGGACACATCGGGATTCATGATCAAATTAGGATCAGTTAATTTAACACCGTATACAACGGAAACGCGATCGTCTTCAAACTGGCCTTTGAAATTATCTGCAGTGTATGCGTCGAGTGAGAACGAGGTAAACCCATAATCGCCCCTGGATTTATAAACGAAATTAGGATCGTCGATAGCGAACCCGTCGATTCGGATTCTTTTGGGGTCTTTTTCGTTAGCCTGGCCAACTAATCTAGATTGTGGGATAAGTCTTTGAAGGTCCTTTAGAGGCATTGTCGCTCCTCTCCACGCATATCCCTCATATTCGCTTTGCCAAGGTTTTCCACTGCCTCCTACGTCTTTGGATTGAGCGGGATCCAATAATCTAGGGAATTTAGATTTTAAGGGTACTAAACCCTTTAACAATTTACCTAAATCTTTTGCTCCCGTATTTGCGTAGAAATAATCTTGTAATACTCTTAGAAG